CAAAATATTTGGGCTACATACAAACAATGGGCAACGGTTGGCGCTCAAGTTGCTAAGGGCTCAGAGTCTACAACGATCATTTTTTATAAGCCGCCAATGTACAAAGACAAAAAAACTGGCAACATAATCACAGGTCAAGTTAATTATGCAGATCATGAAAGATTAACTGGCCCAATAATGAGCGCGGCAAGCGTGTTCAATGTTGCGCAGGTTGATTTGTCTAATTCGAGTTACAAAGTAGAAGATAAAACAAATACTCAATACTCTGTAGCTAACATTGACAAGTTTGTAAAAGATACCGGCGTTAAGATTATCTTTGAAGACGACACTAGATGTTATTATCAAGAGTCAAAAGATTTGATTAACATGACACCAAAAGAAAAATTTCATGACACTAGCGACGCGGATGCGACTCAGCATTACTACGCGACTCTATTTCATGAATTAACTCACGCAACTAAACATAAGTCTAGATTAGATAGAGGAAATCAATTTGAGGACGACTCTAGAAAATCTTACGCTTATGAGGAATTAGTAGCTGAGTTGGGTTCAATAATGCTGTCACAACATTTCAATCAGACCAAGACAGTTAGAGAGAACCACGCTCAATACTTAAACAGTTGGATAAAAGCGTTACAAAAAGATTTTACTTTTTTGACTAGCGCCGCTCAAAAAGCATCAGCAGCTGTTGAGTATTATTTAAATCAACAATCAAAACAAAGGGCAGCGTAAGCTGCCCGGAAGGGACGACAATGGACAAAGCAAAGTTTAAAAAAGAGATGAAAGCAGCAAAAGAAAGATTGCATTTAATACACGACGCAGCAGCAGGAAATCTTTCTGTTAGAGAACACATCCATGAGTATTTGGTTTGCTATGCAATACTAAATGCATCCGATGAAGATTTCAAAAGAGCGCTTAAAAACGGAAAAGAAAAATACGAGGAGAAACATGGATCCAAATGATATTGGAATAACTATAGCTATAGGAATAGTCATAGTTGTTGGAATTGCAGCTTGTACACTTACAATCTTGTACGGTATTGGCGCTATCTAAATAGGAACACGGGCCACGAACAGTGGCCCGTGTTTTTTTATTTTTTTTAAAAAAAGGGTGGGCCCCGCCCACATGCTCTTCTCTCGAAAAGGGTGGGCCCCGCCCACATGCTCTTCTCTGGCTGGTGTTGCCTTTCGGCAACACCATTGCTTTTTTACAACTATGCAGATTTCTCCACATCGACAAAGGACTTGTAAAAAACTTGTTGAACTCTAAAACTTGTTTTTATCCAATCGAAACTTGGTGATAATCGTTCGATTGATTCCTTTGCCTCTTTGAATCTATCTGCATCAACTTTACTACTAAAATGTGCAGCTACCGCAATTTCAGCTTTGCCGCTGTCTTTATTTTCTTCTATTTTAAAAACAACGAATTGATATTTGATATTTTCCATAGTTATATTTCCTCCTTTCATATTGACAATATAGGATTTTCTGATAATAATGTCAAGTAGAAAGGACAAATAAAATGAAAATAAATAACTTAATAAAAAAATTAAACACAGAGAATGCTCCTCCAGATGGTTGGAAGGATGAGGATAAAGTTCATATTGAATGCCGTGCCAAGAAATGTAGCAGCACTCTCAGACCTGATTGGACATCGAAGCTTGATCCAAGATACTGTTTAGATTGTATGCCTTGGTAAATATTAGTAAGCGCTGATCTAGGATCAGCGCTTATTTTTTTAGGGTGGGCCCCGCCCACATGCTCTTCTCTCGGTGCGTCAGTATGTCCTATTTTATCCTACAAATAATAATGTAGGATAATCCTATAACTAATAACAAAAGGAGTAGTTATGAAACCAATAAGAAGCAACGAACTTGAGTTTTTTAAAGACTTAATTAACGACAAGTTCAACGACAAAGAAAAGGCAGTCAGTTCAGAAATCCACATGGAAGCTGATAAGCTGTCTCAAAAAAACAAAGCGTCATTCCCTAAGGCGTGTGGCGTGGATAAGGAGTTGAAGGTACTTAAAAAAGCAAATGATGAGTATTTAAACTTCAGAAGGTCTAAATCAATGGTAGAGGGAAAACTATTGCAGAAGGTCAATGATATTGCAGAAGGTATTAGCAATAAATTAAACAGATTGTCTAAGACTAGACAATGGAACGAGCGCTTTGATAACTTCAGCCCTAAGGATGATGGCGTTGAATACTTTACCAATAAGCTAGATGACGTATGCTTTCAAGAGGCAGAAGATCATATCAAGAAGGGACATAAGATATATAATGCCCTTCAAGAGAAGCGGGATAATTGTAAAGTTATCATTCATACTGGCGGTGATATTAACAATACAGTTAAGACGCTTCAAAAAGAAATGGCAACCGCAGACATACGACTGGCCATTCCTAACAACTTACTTCAAATAGCTTCAAACTAAACGATCAATGGCCCTCGCAAGAGGGCCATTCTTTTTTTGTTTTTTATTTTTTTTGGGAGGGCCCCGCCCACAAGCACAACCCACAGGCAGCAGGCATAGGGAGGGTCCCGCCCACATGCACGCCACACTACATCTTGTGTCAATCACTTTTTAGTTGAAAGTTTTTTTATTTTTTTATTTGACAGAACCTTGGATCTAGGATATTGTAGGATCATGAAATATATATCAATTTATGAAGCAGTCCGTGAGCATGGGGGTGATGAGGAAGGTGGTTGGTCCTATTGGGTCAGGCACAAAATTCATGACATCAAAGTTGGCCTCAACACAGAGGCTAAGGTTGAGCGAGCCATGGCCCGTCTTAGACCTATTCTGATAAAGAATTCTGGTCAGTGGTCTTGGGAATCTAAACTTCAAGCTCATGTATTTGAAGGTGAGCATGGCCCTGAAGATTATTCAGAGTCATCTCATTGGGAGTAGGGCCTTCGGGCTCTACTGATCCCTGGTCTATTATGCAATCGGGCTGAGAGTGCACTGTAACTCCCGCTGTGTGATGGACCTGGGATCAGATTTGGTCGAGACTTACAATAGTATTAAATGCCTGGGTATGGTCCAGGCATCAGCCAAAACTGATCAGGGCAAGTTGATCCATGTACATACTTCGGTTGATCGTGGTACATACTTGCCCTGGACTAATCCCTATTTTAAATTTTCAAGGAACAAGCAACATGCGGAAAGACCACAAGCCACAGGCGTAGGCATAGGGAGGGCCCCGCCCACAAGCGCGTGCACCGCGGTCCCTTCATAAAGTTTTATGGCCAAAGGATCGAGGGCCTTTGGCAGGTATTTTACCATGATGAAACTGTTCTTTGGATGTCTAATATGGAACGATATTTGATGTGGTGATAGCCTCGGAAACTTACTTAAACTTACTTTTAATTCAACAGTAAAAAATTTATTATATTTGTTGTATCCCAACAGATCTGGTGTGCCATGAGCTGCAGAATTTTCAAGCCTAGTCCAGCTTATTTCACATTTATGTTCTCTGATTTGCTTCCAAAATTTAGACTCATTCTTAGGCATTTTTTAAAGTAATTTTTAGAGTAAGTGTGGTTTAAAATTAGTCACTAATCTTCTTGATAACTTTACCCATATTCCAAGACTCAGCCTTAACTGTGAAGACTAATCTATGACTCTCACGGTGACCTATAATTTTATTTTCCAATAACTGTAAAGAAGTTACATCATAAAACTTGCCATCTGGTAAACATATCTGCACTCTAGCATTCTGAGCAGAGGGTGATACCATCATCTTATCCAATACCTGACTTAATAACTTTCCGTTCATTCTTACTTGCAATATATCCTATATTTTATATATTTCAACCATGGGAGTACCAAAAAGATTAACAGAAAAACAATTAAAGTTTGCTAATCTAATCATAGCAAATGAAGGTAGGAAGACAGCAACAGAGTGCGCAGTCTTAGCTGGCTATGATGAAGAGTCTGCCTATGTTAGAGCTTCAGAACTACAAAACCCTAAAAAGTATCCGCTTGTTGTAGAGTATATAGGTAAGAGAAGATCTGAAATGTTAAAGAAGTATGACATAAGTTTTGATGGACACATGGTAGAATTAGGTAAACTTAGAGATGAGTTTAGAGAAAATAAAGCCTGGACCGCAGCAGGTAATATGGAAGTTTCACGTGGAAAAGCTGCTGGATACTACAATAATCAACAAATACATTTACACAAACATGATGGCCTATCACAAGAAGAAATAGATGCAAAGGTTGTCGAGGCTTTAAAACACTACCAACCAATCATAGACAAGAATGCAGAGGTAGTCACAGACGAGTTATCTTCTTTACCCAAGCACGAGGAATCATTGTCCGATCACCAAAAGTAATTCCGTCATCATCCTTATCGTAACTTGCAAACATTTTAATTGAAGTCTTATCTTTGGAATACAACCAACCTTCATTGACAGGCATGGCTAACTTCATCTTATCGAATTCTTTATCAGTAGCCCAACCACTATCGGATACACAATCAACCCATTCAACTCGCACCTTTGGATAAGGTATATCAAGAGTTGTTTGAGTGATGGCAGCTTTTCTTCTTTTCCTAGGCATACCCCGATATATCACCGTATAGACTTTTTCTCTAGGAACATTTTTACAAAAAATATTTTTCCATACGCGCGCCCCGGAAAAATTGTAACATTTGAAAAGTCAATAAATATGCGCATTGTAACACGTGTAACATGATGGTGTTACAATTTTATCTTAAATAAACAGCTTATATCAATGCTTATTTAACATTGTAACATATATAGAGCTGTAACATGGTTTTGAAAATAAAAATTTATTTTTTTATTTCTAGAAAAAAAGTCTATACAGACCTATGGGAGTGGTATTGCCCTATTTTGGACAACCATTTGTACATATATTGCCTAAATTCCTCATCCGACACCTCAAATTTTTGGAAGTATCCATCTTTGCTGCACATTAGAATCACTCCAGATTGTATTCTAGTATGATATATATGGTTGTGAGCCATGGCGTATGCAGCCAGTTGAACAAAGTAGTCTTCTACCCACTCCCTACGTTTAGGCTTGTTTGTTTGCTTAAAATCCACTATGCTTTCGCGTCCATTATAAACACCTACCACGTCTGTTTGACCTGCGTATAAATCTGGGTACCATACTGTGACCTCAGACCCCCATATTTCGTCCAGAGAGCCCTTTATACCCTCATCAATCACCTTTTGAGCCATAGAGGTAGCCTCTTGCCCTACATCTGTTAAATCAGCGTGGTTTTGGCCCAGCAAATAGCGTTCTAAAAGGGTATGCATGGCTGTTCCACGGGCAGCTGCTTGGTCCATGATCCTTGTTGCTTCGGTATCACCCACTTTAGCACGCCAATTGGCCAATGAATCTTGCTTCTCTTTTGATTGAGTCTGTGATATTATGGTTGTTACAGATGGTAATTTTTGATTATCTACTGCGTAGTGTCTTTGACCCATGACTAGTTCTCTTTGACTCTTTGGGTAAGAGAATTGTTTATTCCATTTAAGAGTCCAGCTATTTTTATTATATTCTTCTAGATCTTTATCTTCCATCATTTTTTATTCCTTAAATATTCAGGGGCAAAGTTAGTAATATTGTTTAAAGGCGCAGAGTCATGAACGTTACCACTAACAGATATTCTAGTGCAATCAGATCTGTAAGGCGCAACCCAATGCTTTAGCCATGCAGGGAATATAAACATATCATTCTCCTCCGGCATGAAAGACATATAAGTTATACAATCTCTTGGACCATTACCGTAGATAAATTGTATACCACCAGGACCGCAACTTTTACCAGTGTACTCAGCATTTTCTTTTTTAAGTTCTTCCGGTATCGATAGGTAAGTAACAAAAGATAATTTACCATCATGGTCGTGTGGTGGGTTGAAATCGTTTGGTCTTTGATAATTTATCCACAGGGCGGACAGTATATATTCAGGCTTCTTATCATATTTTTTATTTACATATTTCTCATAAGCCTGATCGTACACACCAAGGCATTGCGCTATCTCAGGTAAAACTTTTTGTTTAGCAGCATCGCCGTAGCCCGTTTCTTTTTCTAAAATCCCTGCAAGTTTTGTAGTAAAATCTATGTTGCTTGCTCCACCTTCATCTAACAATAATTTTTTAAAGCTGTCTGATATTTTCATTTTAACCACACAAGGTCCCCAGTTAAATATTTGTATATTTATTTTCTTTTCCATTTTTCTCCTTGCTGTTTTATTTTATAATTAGCTATACTTATTACTTTAGCCTTTATCTTTTCTTTTCCAAGTTCAGAATAATGCTTTATTATTTTATTTATCTGCCCTAATTTTACGTGGGCATAAGGCTGCAGCATTAAACAAACATAGTACGCATCCCTAAGTTGACATCTCCAACGCCATTGTTTTTTCCAACCAACAGTGTAGGAAGTTTTATATTTTTTCTCCGTAACAGTGCCAACACCTAGTAAGTCATGAACTAATAGTAATACAGACTTATCGGTCATCGCTATTTCCATCCTAACTGACCATGTTGGGTAGGGTTTTTTATTATGTGGTCGTTGACGCATGTATTGTTTGTATTGAATGTGGCCCTCACCATCAAATAAACCTGCTATGTAAGCAGCATTAACATCACTGATCATTATAGAATTCTTTTAGAATAATTAATTTTTCTTCAGCGTTGGCAATCTTTTCAATCAACTTATCTACTTCATCAACGTGCTGTGGGTGTTCACCTATACCAACACTATTCTCAAAATAAATTTTTATAGTTGCATCAGCCTCAGATATTTGTGCATTATATTTATCCTCTAAAGCTTTAATCAATACCGATTTTATGTTCATACTCTGCTCCCTTTTGTATTGCATCCAGTATTTGTTGTTGCTCTTTTATGGTCCTACCTGCTTTTCTACAAGCATCTTGTAAAATTTTTTTCTGTTTTTCTAACTGTTCAATCCTGTAAGTTAGATCCAGAGATCCACGGTCCTCGATCATAGTCTATCTCTCCTTGGTTTTGGCAATCTTCACAATCGGCCCATTGCTCCTCCTTTGTTAAGGAGTATGGCACCCTTACGAATCCATTACCCTTACACACGGGGCAAATTTTTTTACCATCTCTCTTACCGTCAAGAGTTGCCATTCTTTGCCTTAGATATTTTACCATTCATCTTTGAAATTTTTTCATTAACTAAGATATTAATAGTTTGAGCACGGGATAGTGTAGTATTCGGCACTATAACCTTTCTCAATTTATCTACCTTAGAATATGTATCCAAAGCTAGTGATACGTTTTTATATTTGCTAAAATCTGTCATATGTTATAACCTTTCTTTTTCTTCATAATGTAGGATATCCTATTATAATTACAAGGGAGTGTCAATGAAGTTTATTTTAGTTTTAATAATGTGTTCAGCCGTGAGTAATCAATGCATTGATCCATATGAGTGGCCAGAGAGATTTGATTCAATTTACGAATGTTTACAGTTTGGCTACGGCGAATCATCTAAAAAATTAGCACAAATAGGCCCAGACACAGTAAATGAAATTCACGCCCATATAAAATTTTATTGCCAAAAAGTAACCACTACTTAATTCCACAAACAACCATAAAAATCACCACTACCATCATTCATAATATGAGCGTTGATAGGATAATCAGCATAGGTTGTAAGCTTTAACCTTAGAATATCACAAAGATCAAATAGATTTATCTCAGTAGCATACAACTTCATATCCAGTAACATTTGCTTTGTTACTGGAATAAGTTGATATACTCCGTCGCTTACAATTATTAATTCCATTCGTTAATACTATTTAATATAATATCCTATACTAAAATGTCAATCCCTATTGTGGTCTACCTTGACGATGGTAAGGTTTATGCGATCTTTTTTTATGTTTATTTAATGATTTTGAGTGTCTTCTAGGACGTTTACGAGGCTTTGGTCTTGGTACAAAATTTGTAAACTTACGCTTTGCCATGCTCTCTTAACCAATTTTTTTCTTCATCTGTAAGTTGTATGTATCTAATTCTACCATTAACGTGTTGTTTAGTATCCGATCCACAATTAGTGCATCTATAAAACTCAGATACAATTGCAACTAAAATACTTTCTTCCTCACAGTGGTGGCAATGCCCTTGCACCGTGTCTATGTTTTGAAAATTAAAACTTAATTTTTTCATGCTATGTCTGCAGCTTTACCTAGAATAGGTTTGTATTTTGTTTTGCCCTCAGATTTATAAGCATGTAAGAAAGATGCACGTCTGCCTTCAGGTATCCAAGAACAATGAATCCATCCAGAGTTAGGTTCACCCGGAGTGTAAAACTCGAGGATCATTTGATCTGGTTCGAGGTTTGCTTTTATCCAATCAAAAAGTTCAGCGTTGTCTGTGCCTATCACTTCGAAGTCCGCCGCCTCCGCTTTTGCATGTTGCGAATTTACGGAGCTACCAATAGCTACACATAACTCACTGCTACGAAATCCACTTGTCACTTTAACTCTACCAAAGTGATCACGTACAGGTTGTAGAATATTTTCACAAAGTGCTTTTAATTTTTCTATCTGATCTGCATTAGGATTGTTATCAATATCCATTCTGATAGCTGTGTCTGATTTGGTAAGTTCTTGAAGGCTAAAATTACGACTAAGATTCATTATTTAATAATTAATTTTTTAATTGATTTTGAGCCATCGATGTTCGATTCTACTTCGGCCTCGCCCTTCCAGCATTTATACATTACAGTTTCACTGTATTGTCTCTCAGCCTGGCGCTTACCACGTAAACATTGCGCCATACCATTAACCTGTAAACGAGCTTCCTTAATCTCGGCATTTACAAACATCAAGAGGGCCACCACAGTTTCAATCATAATACTTTTCCTTTGTTTTCACCCTTTTTAATAACATATTTTTGAGTGCCATGTTTACCAATTTCTACTTCTTTTTTTAATTCTTTTGTAAATATTTTTTGTTTTGCTTGTTTGTTTATATCAGCAATATAATTTAAAACTTTTCTAGTTATTCGTCCCGTTGCCATTGTATTTCATGTCCCTGTTTGAATCTTTTAATTTTTCTATATCTACCAAAACCTTATCCATCTGTTTTGATAAAAATTCTATGTTGACTTTGTTTAGGGCCATGTCCTCGATGTGTTTGTTGATACGATCAGTAGTCTTGTACAAATCCTCCAACATCATGTACTGCTCAGAATCCGCGGGCAATGAACCCATCTGTCCACGTGGCCACTTGATTCTAAACTCTGTGTTCTGTTCAACATCCTGTTCCATTATCTTAATCTTGGTGTCTGCAATGTTCAGACGTTCAACCATCTGAAAATAGCCCATGGTGCCGAGTGCCACGATAATTATCAGGCTGGCAACCGTCTTCATTGGCATCTGCACGGCAGCGGACTCAGATATTGATAAAGGTTTATTACTCATCTAATAGGTATATACCCTGGTTCCACAAAAAAAGCCAGTAAACACAATAAAACTATTAAAACTGCTGTGAATGTGTAGTTCATAGCGGTCCATTTTATTGATTATTTTACTATTAAAGCTACAATTAAAGCCACAAATATAATAGATTCTATTTTGTGATTAGCCCAGTAATGCATAGCTTTGGTTTTAATTTTATTAATCATTTTTTTTCTCCTCCATCTCGTAAAAGAAATTATCAGTGTCTTCAGTTCTCCACTGCTGTGTGTCCTCTACGTTCCAGTAGTTAGTTTGAACCTTCCAATCAGGTACTTGGTCTTTTACCGTAAACGATGGTATATCCCAGATAAGTCTGTTGTTAGGTTGTGCTGCGTAGTTGCCATCATTTAATGCAAGTACGTGAGCGCACTTATGTTCGTGCGGGATCTCTGAATGATCAGTGTCTAATATATTAGGCTCTGGATGAGCAAAGTCAACAGTAAATAAATATCGACCCCAGTGCCATTTTTTATCTTTACCAATGTATTTACCCGATTGTGCTTCTAAGATATCCCAACTAGTAATAGCAGGGTAATAACTAAAACAATTCCAAAGCTGAAGTTCATCAAGTCGTCTTTGTGGTACATCGGTAATCTTAAATCCTCTTTGAATAAAAGCTGTAATAGGTAATCTGTAAAAGATCGCACCGTTTTCCATAATTGCATGAAATAACAATGCACGACCTGTAATACAAGTAACACCAAAGATAATACAATCTTCAACTTCTCCATGATGTTTTTTAAGATCGTATAAATATTCTCTTCTGATTTGTGCATACTCTACTGGTATGTTTCCGTTTAAATAAGCCATAATTAATCCTTATCATAAATGTCTCCCCAAGTTTTACCAGACTCATAATCAACTTTGTTGGGAACTTCTAGACTAACGGCATTTTCCATAATTTCAATTATCTTTTTTGCCTTTGTATTTGACTCTACCGATAAATCTAATTCGTCATGTATTTGTATGTGTGCTAAAATTCCCTCCTTATACAGTTCTAACATAGCTTTTTTAGTCATGTCAGCTGCGCTACCTTGTATTAATTTATTTAAAGCCTTGTATGTAAATGCTCTTCTTATCCCTGGTCCGTGTTCCCTGAGTGCATCTTCATGAGACATGGCTTTATGCATACCAAATTGATTTGGTTCCCACAAATGAAACCGGCATAACCGACCAAGAAGTGTACGTATTTGTCCACGTTCTTGTGCACGATTAGAGGCCGAGTTCATTAGCTGTTTAACAAAAGGAACCTTCGCATGGTATTGGTCAAACAATTCTGCTGCTTTTTCTTTTGATACTCCTAGTTCCGCCTGAAGTTTAGCTTTACCCATTCCATAAAATAATCCTAGATTAATTGTCTTCGCTTGATCTCTTGGAATCTTAGCCATATCGGCTACGATTTGATGGAAGTCTGTTGATGAATCGTTTTCATATGCATCTATTACATCATGTACGGTTGGAAATTTATGAAGAGAAGCATAGTGCACAACTAGTCTTGGTTCTTGTTGTGAGTAATCAAAACATCCCCAAGTGCATCCTTCTTCTGGTAGAAACAAAGACCTAATCATAGGTCCAAGTTCCTTGTTCCTTGCAGGAAGTTGCTGTAAATTAGGGTTATTATAACTAAATCTACCGGTGACTGTTCCTCCAGTATCGGATCTTATTTGATTTATTTCTGCATGAATTCTACCATTATGTTCGTACTTAATTATGGTATCAATAAATGTGGTATGAGCCTTGTTTATTTCTCTAGCTTTTGCTATTTGTTTAACAACAGGATGAGGATGTTCCTGTAAAAAATTTTTTGTGAAAGAAGGTGCCTGTGTTTTCTTTGTTCGTTCGTAAGGTAATTTTAATTTGTCAAAAACTGTGGCGATCGATCGTGCTGCCCATATTTGAACATCTATGTTACTTTCTTTTTTTATCTGTTTCAGTAATAGGTTTTCTTGGTATTCTAAGTCTTGCTTTAATTTATGAGCATTCTCGACATCTACTCTCACTCCTAAGAAACGCATATCAACCAAACAAGGAAAAAGATCAGTCTCTAAATTAAATATAGATTCTACATCTTGATAAATAATTTCTTTTTTAAAAACTTGCCAAAGCTCTAGAGTGAGCTCTGCATCTTTCTCTGCGTAAGATCCAACTTCCATAGCTGGTAATTGCCATAAGTCAGCTTTAGGGTCTAGTCCTCTCGATTTTGCAGCTTCGTTTAATGCTGCCTCGGACTTACCATAACCAAGATAATCCCAGGACAAAGTATTTAAATCATACCTGAACCTATTTTCATCTATTAAAGATGCAGCTATCATTGTATCAACAATTAAACCATTGATTTTTAAACCTAATTTTCTTATCCAACACACATCATACATTGCGTTATGAAAAATTTTTGTAGCATCTGACAACAAAATATCTTTAAACCATTCTAAAGTTCTAACTTTATCCATGTTAGGCCCAGAGCTGTGAGCGATTGGAAAGTAAAATTTCTTGCCAGGTACAGCAACGGCTATACCTACCACCTCTCCTAAACCTATAACAGAACCAGACCCCCTTGTTTTTAACTCTGGATCTCTAGTCTCTAAGTCAATCGCTATCTCATCATACGATCTTAAATCTGGATACTCTTCAGGCTCTATCCATTCTGTCTGTGCCTCGAACATAGGCACCTTCATTTTTTATTATCTTTTAATTTTAACATTTCTAACTGACAATAATGAACAATTTTTTTAAGGTCTTCTGCCCCTCCTTTACGCTGGTATCTACAAACATATTTTATTACGTTACCCTGAAAAAACGAAAGATTATTTTTAGAAATAAATTCGTAGGGTTGTATAGGAAACTTGGTGTAGTGGTTTCCACCTACCTGGGTAAATTGTGGAAATGCTTCTTCAAATATATCTTTTGTTGTCATAAATTATAACCGTGCCTTTCTATTTTTGCTCGCATTAAATATAAATTATTTTTACTACGAGTTATGCCTACATACCAGACTCTATGTTCTTCGTCTCTTTTCTTACTACTTTTTAACACACCTTCTCTAATTTTCCTAGCATTATCCAAAACTAATATTACATTTTCAGACTCTCCTCCTTTTGCTGCATGTATGGTGGATATTTTTATTCTTGGATCCTCTGTTAATTTTTCTTTGTTTGATAGTAGTAATCGTATGTAGTTTTTATCTTCAAGATTTGCTTTATCAAAAGCCTCATACCAGGGGACCAATTCGTTCCAATTATCCTCTGACATATAATCCTCCACGTCTTCTTTTTGTGTTTGTTCCAAATCTTCACCGTCAGTCCATCTTGAATAATACACAGCTGCTTTGTGCAGCTTTGAGTTAAAATTTTTAATATATTTATTTTCAAATAAAAAACCTTTTTGTTTTATTTGCTTTGCAATCTCTATAGATTTGTTAATAGTTCTGGTTAAAATTAACCAGTTGTCTTTTGATAAATCTACGTTTTCTAGATTATTAATTTTTATTAATGAGCCCTCTTCTTTTTTTGGATAGTATACTTTATCTGCTCTTAACCCCTCTATACGACTAATTATAAGGTTAGATACTTCTTGAATTTTAACAGGAACTCTTCTTGATTTTTTTAATACTACCTCTTTGGCTGGTTCCTGTATAAATCTATCAACATCCGCACCTGCCCATGCATATATGGCCTGATCGTCATCACCCGCTAAATACATATCTTTTGTATTAGCTTTTAATATATCATACATCATCCATTGTATTGGTGATAAGTCTTGCGCTTCATCTATAAACACCACATCAAATTTAGGACACAAATATTTTTTTTCAATAAACTGATGAATCATATCAGTGTAATCTATTAAGGCGTTATTTTCTTTATACTTAAAATAATTAGCAGCTATGTGTTTTAAAATGCCTGGATTTATATCCTTGTCGTATTCGGCTGTACAATATTCATCCCAAACTTTTATATTCTTCTCTCTAGATTTTAATATGATTTGAAAGTACTCGTTATCACAGGTTAAATAAGGTGATGAATCTAAATCCCTCTTTGCTTTCACACTAATGCTTAAAGTTTTTCCTATGTCATCATAGTGATAGTCTTGCATAACATTCTCTTCTTTAAGTCCTAAAGTGCGAAAAGCTAAGGAGTGAAGTGTTTGAAAATATTTAAGATCTTTCTTTTGAAACTGTCTGTTTTTATTTAACATTCTTTCTTTAGCAGTGTTGGCCGCTTTTTTTGTAAATGCAAAGTACCCAATGTTTTTTATAGGGGTGCCGGACCTCACATAGGCTAAAGCTCTTCTTATTAACTTCTCTGTTTTACCTGTGCCCGGTGGCCCATAAAATTTTTTTATCAAAGTATATCCTCTTTGTTTTTCATGTCTATGATCTCCACTTCCTCTTCATTTCTTTCAAAGAATGACATTGGAATCTTAATACATCTAATTGGGTTATGTGATTTTTTATCTGTGTCTTTTTTAGGATACCTTTTTAAATATCCTAACTCAGCTTTAAATTCTTCTATTAACATCCTACCAGTTTTTTCATACTTCATCTTCCATTCTTTATTTTTTAAATAATTAAAAAATACTTCCATGGTAAAATATGCGAAGCCTTCTTCTTTTAATATAGAGCCACTGCCAAATGATGTTGCACTAATTGCTGGAACACCGTGTATGTGCTCTTCTAAATACTTGTGTAGTATTTCTTTTGGTGATGTTCCTGCTGGAGGCGGCTGCACCGTTTCTGTTTCTTTTAATTTTTCTACTATGTTTTGAAATTCATCTTGTTTAATTCTAGGTGGTGCTATCGGTGTATGTGCACCTATTAATCTTCTGCATTTTTCCATGTCCATTAAATAATTAATGTCTCTTGCCACAACTTGTTTACTCATTTCTCCATCCTGCTTGTCATTGAAATGAACTGTAAATCTAAATTCTGGTTCTGGTTGGTAATCAATTCTAATTAAAGCAGATAGCTGCGGGAACTTTTTTTGTTTATCAGACATGTATCCAAACTGTCTTTTAGCACACTCTGATTTTATACAAAAATTTCTAATAGGATCTTGATCACAAAGATGCCCTGCGGTTGGTTTACGCCAAGATTTTATTTTGTCTAAAACTTTTTTATCACCCCACTCTTCGTCGTATAAAATATATTTTCTTGCGCCATCTAAAACCCTTTTCTCCCAAAGATCTGGATATTTCTTTTTACAGAACACCATGTAATTAAATAAAAATCTGTCTCTTTCATCCGGTAGTTTATTACTATCATCAATTGTTTTTGATATTGCTTGTAGACAAGGAGGGCCATCTTTAAACTCTTCAGCACCGCCCATTAATATTTTAGTTATATGTGCATCTATAAACTCATTAAGTTCTTTTTCTGATTTTAAATTTGCCTCCACAACTTGAACATATTGATCAAAAGAAAACTCCTCTCCGTTTAAATTCAAAGCAACTCTTTCTGTTTTATTGTAGTAAGGTAAGTTTATAAAATTACCGTTTGTAAAACTACCATCGGGCCCTGTTCCTAGCTCCGTTTGCTTTGGATATATTTCGGTTGTTGGATTTAATTCTAGTGTATATAATAGTTTGTCTAAAAAATTTCTTAAAAAGCTAGCTTTGACTTTTTCTTTTGTGTGAATGTATAAGTGTAATCCACCGCTCTTAGACTTAACAGGAATTACTGGTAAATTATTTTTTTCAATTATTTCTAAATATTTTCTTGGACTAAAATCATGGTATGCTTTTGAATCTATATCTATGGCACCAAAATTAACCATGCCAGTATCGTCACAAGGTTGGATACCTATAGATTTACGACCACTAAGGTGGTCCATATAATCTGAACTAGTAAGAGGTTTACCTGCCCAACCGTGTTTTACTTTAAACTTCCCTGTGGTTGTGTCTTTGTAGCCGTTGCTAATTTCTGCGTAACCATAATCTCTTCTTAATCCATCAAAAATTTTAACAAATTTTTCTTCCATGCGAAATAAAAGTGGGCAACTCCACTCTCGCTTTGTTGCCCACCACCTAGGATTCTAGTAATGTGATGATTCACCTGTTTGCTCTTCACCATGTTTTACTTGCACATCCCCTTTACTAATGCTTTCAGCAAAAGTTTTTGCTTGTTGATAAAGATCGGCATTTTCTATTGGTCCAATCTTACTTATCTCCCAACCAAACCAACTACCTTTATCATTTGATTGCTGATTAGTTTTTAATAAGTATTCGTGACTAAAAGAAGCCGGGGTGAACATACCATTCTTACCCTTGAGCTTGACACTTTGCATCATACTATTCCATTTTCTACTAATTTTTAATTGAGTAGATTTCATAGCAATCAAAGCTGTGGTTGGAATTTCACCACAAACTATTACAAAGTGCTGCGCAGTCTTCTCGATATAATTACCGTTTTGTAATCTATCTTTAAAGTCCGCACCTCTTGTAGTTTTAGTCATGATGTCTGAAGAAGAAGGGTAGATGTTTACTGGTGCTCCAGACCCATCTTTACCTCTATCTCTCCACTCAACATACTCCAACTTGTAGTGACAAGGTATAATATTTACACCTCGCTCACCGTCAAAGAGATCACCTGTTACTGAATTAAATATCATTCCAGGCTGCGCTCCCTCTACATACTTGCCATCTCTTTTGTTTACTTCCGGAGATAGTTGTCCAAGTATTTTAAGAAACGGTAATGCTAAATCATCTTGTGTTAGATTACCCATTCCTTTGTTTGCATCTTCTTCAAAGTTACTAATCGCCAATGACCCATTAGCCTTCTTTATTGGTTCTTTACTCATCGTTATTACCTCTTGGTTATTTTGGTTCGGTTTCCTGCGAACACATTAAATAGTTCCGTGGGCATCTCTTGTCCAGACTCAAGACGCTCACGAACTAAAGCTTTAAGTGTCATGGGTTCAACCTTTAACTTCTGGACAGGTTGATATCCTTGACCTTGTGCAAGGGTTGCATAAGCAATTGCCTTGTTATCTTCGTTACGACCGAAGGAAACGGTGACCTCATTTTTAATAAGATCTCCTAGGCCATTATTACGAAGCCAGTTATATGCCTCTTCCTTTTTTGCAGGTGATATCGAGGCACCATAGACGGGTTTAACTTCAACAGAAGATCCGTCCGATAATTTTAAAGTAGACAAATTCATTTCCTGCATCATGGTAGGAATGACCTCACCTGAAATTAAATCAATATCTTTTTTTAATTTTTTTATTTGATCTTCTCTTGCTGCTAAGTCAGCTTCCATAGCTTGTAATTTTATTACTTGCTCAGACAAAGACTTAGCCTCACTAACTTTTGCTAATGAGTCTTGTTTATCTTGTTCAAAGTTTATATTCATAAGTTATCCTTTCGTGTATACAATATAGTTACATAAAATCCTATGTCAAGTTTAATCTTCAATATCTCCCTTCTCGTATAAGTTGACTCTTATTGGATAGTACATTTTTTCTTGCCTATCCCATTTTAAAAAACTAAACTTTCCATTATTAATTTCTGATACGATAGAGCAAGCTACCCCAATTATGGCAGGATCCCCTGTTAATAATAAATAATCATCTTCAGTAAAATTTTTTAAAAGTTTTCTAAGTTTGAATATTAGTGGACCTGGAGACATAATCATTTGAGAGTTTTCGGGTAATAAAGTTTTTAATTCACCATACTTTGCGGCCCCCATAATATTATATTTAGGAACACCTATTTTAGTTCCTGGTAATTCTTGTATAATGTAAACTGTACTCATAACTTTCTTGACATTCTATTTAACATGTTTATATAGTATTGCAAGAAAGAATAACAGATTATTTATGGATTACAAATTTAAAACAAAGCCGTTCGCGCATCAATTAAAAGCTTTAAAAAAATCTTGGAAAAAAACTTACTTTGCATATTTTATGGAGATGGGTACTGGTAAATCAAAAGTATTAATAGATAATATTTCCATGCTTTATGACAACGGTAAAATAAACGGTGTCTTAATTGTGGCACCAAAAGGCGTTTATAAAAATTGGTATGATCAAGAAATTCCTACACACATGGTTGATCACATAGAGAAAAAAACTGTGTTGTGGCAAGCAACTATTAGTCAAAAACAACAAAGAGAGTTGGATAGTTTGTTTGAAACTGGTGAAGATCTGCACATTTTAATTATGAATGTTGAGGCTTTGTCCACACAAAAAGGGTATGATTTTGCACATAAGTTTTTATTTTCACACAAAACTTTAATGGCTGTGGACGAAAGCACCACAATAAAAAATCCCGATGCAAAACGAACTAAAAACATTTGTCAGCTTGGTCTTGCTGCTAAGTTTACTAGAATACTAACAGGTTCACCTGTAACTAAATCACCTTTAGATTTATTTAAACAGTGCGAATTTTTACATCCAGATTTACTGGGGTATACTTCATATTATGCTTTTAGAGCAAGATATGCTAAATTAAAAACTACTAACTTTGGTGGTAAGTCTTTTCAATTAGTTGTTGGGTATAAAAATTTAGATGAGTTGTCTGAAATAATAAAACCTTTTTCTGATAGAGTATTAAAAAAAGATTGCTTAGACCTGCCTCCTACTAATTATATTAAGAGGACAATACAATTATCCTCAGAGCAACAAAAGCTTTACAATCAAATGAAAAGAATGGCGATTGCTGAACTTAGTGGCAAAACTATGACTACAGCTACAGCCCTAGTTCAGTTAATGCGTTTACAACAAATAACCTGTGGCCACTTTAAGGCGGATGATGGCACTATTAAACAGATAAAAAATAATAGGGTTACTGAATTATTAGATGTCTTAAATGAAGTAGAGGGTAAAGCTATTATCTGGTGTCATTGGAGACATGATATCGAGAGTGTGGTTAAAGTAATAGAAAAAGAATATGGTCCTCGATCCTTGGTTACTTATTATGGTGACACTACCACTGAAGATAGACAGGATGCTATTAAACAAATACAAAATCCAGATAGTGAAGTAAGATTTTTAGTTGGCACACCACAAACCGGTGGGTATGGAATTACTTTAACAGAAGCAAACACAATGATTTATTTTTCTAATGGCTATGACCTAGAAAAAAGGACACAATCAGAAGCTAGAATAGATCGTATCGGTCAGACTAGAAATATGACCTATGTGGATATAATTGCAGAGAATACTGTAGATGAAAAAATTGTAAAAGCTTTACGTAAAAAAATTAATATAGCTAGTCAAATCATGGGTGAAGAATTAAAAGATTGGATTTAAAGTTTTTGTAATAACACCACAATCACACCACCCATGCCAGTAATTAATGCACCGACAGATACTAAAAGTATTCTCTCTATTCTAGTTATTTGAGTTTGTAATTGATTAATACGATCGTGTGTTTGTTTTTGCATTATTCTGCAAAGTTTTTCGTGTGATTCTATTCTTTGTAGTGCATCATATTTTTTACTCATTATGCAATTCCTCTGTTTCTGTTTCTTAGCAAGTTAAATATAGGTGATGTTTCTAGCTCTGTCAAAGTTATAGGTTTTTTAGTTTGAGCAATAATCTGTGAGCTTGGTGCGTTAGCTAAGTTTGGATCTGCGGGTAGTTCTACCTTTGGTTCTTCCCTCACTGCTGGAGTATCTTCTCTTGATCTAAAGACCTCTATTTTTGGAAATAGAATTCTATTTATTCTTTTGTCTAAATCATCCCTGCTTGTATTTAATCTAATAAAACCTAATCTATCTCTTAAAATATCCATTGTTAAAATACTGGATCTAATTTCTGAAGCTATCTTAGCAGCCTGCACAGGATCTTCTAATCTTAATCTGTCTATTAATTTTTCAAAAGTCTCTTCACTGAAACCTGGAACTTTAAATGTTCTATCTTCAAAATTTATTATTTCAGATTTAGTTAAACGATCTCCAAGTATCTCTTCTAATTTAAATCTAGATACACCCATGGTTCTCATGTCATCTAAAACTTGACCAAATATTTTTTGTGATTCAAATGAGTCTAAAACATATTTTTTAAAAGCAGCTAGTCTTTGTTCACCAGTTGCGTTAGCAGATAAAGCGTCTCTACTAAAAGATTTTCTAAGATTTGATTTATCTTTGTTATAAGATGTAATTATAAATGGCATACTATTTAATGGTTTTGCATTCTCTACCCTTACCCCAGCTAACAAAGCTCCAATCTCTGTTTTAGCATCTAACTGTGTACCAAATTGTGTGAATGTACCTGTCACACCTTTGTATATTCTTCTAATACTTCTATTCGCACCTGGTTCTAATTGAGTAAATAAGTGAGCCAATGATTTATCTATTTTTTCAAGAGGGCTATCTTTGTCAAAATATATTTTTTTACCATCTCTAGTTTCTCCTCCTCTAAAAGCTATGTCAAAAACAGCTTCTGTTCCAAGAGATTCTGATACAAACGGGTCAAAAAATTCTGAGAGAGCTCCTGGTGTTCTTGTAATATTATCACCAAACAAGGCTTTAAAAACTATATCATCAACACTATCTTGGGTTAGTTCACCGATTGCATATGCGTTTAATACAGCATTAACAGGCCTTACTAAAGAATCGTATGGATTAGTGTAAGAAAAATTAAAATATTTAAACTCACCTTTTGCATCAGGTTCTGTCAAAGGTATTAGCGTGGCATTTTTTTGATAAACAGGAGCGGCTGATCTTTGAAAAGCTTCTATCTTATCTTTCGTAACTCCTGTAATTTGTTCTGCTGTGTAAGCTATAGTTGATCCTATTCCTCCAAAAACAGCAGAGGCTCCTAAAAGTCTTCTAGCTCCCATCTGTCTAATAAAAGGATTTGAACTAGCTAATTCTCTTGCACCTATATTTAATAAGTGTGCACTCGTTCTTAAAATTTCTGCAGGAAATGCTATAAAGTTACCAACTGGTAGTTTTCTAATTGCTCTAATTACTTCAGGAACTTTACTGTATGTTGGTATCGTATTGGTTACTAAATATGCTGATACATCTTCTATATTTCCTAGCTCTTTAAATTGTTTTACTAAGGCTTCTTTCTGACTAATGTCAGTAGTGTTTAATATTTTTTGATTTATTCTAGCTAATTCTTCTGATTTTCTAGATTCTCTACCAACCGTTCTATACCAATCAATTAAATTTTCTCTGTAAGCTTGGTCACCCTGAACACCTCTTTTATTAAATTTAAAAGCTGTATCTAATGCATCTTGATAAAAATCGTCGGCGTATATTTTCCAAACGTTATCACCACCTTGATAAAGATCAAAAGCTCTTTTGACGGTTGGGTTATTCATCAAGGCAGACAAACTAAATTTACCATCTTGTGCTTGATTTAATATAGTCTTTATCTCATTAACCTCTATGTTTGTATCAACAATACCTCTTTCAATTCTTTTACCTAACATTTTAGCAACTTGTGCTGCACTTATATTTTTACCAGGAAATAGATCATCAGCTAATAATTTAAATGATGCTCCTAAACTCGCTTTACCTCCAATCAATCCACTAGCTAATGCAAAGAAAGATGCTGTTGATACGTTTCTTATTTGAGTCATTGGTGAGAAAACTGTTTTACCTATTTGACCGGTAGCTTTTACAGACATTAAAGCCTTATAAAGAGGTATGTCATATAAAGACGAAAACGATTGATCAACACCTCTAATAGCATTTGCTATTTCAGGAGTTGTAAGTAAACCACTTTGATTATCACCAGCTTGAAATAATTTGCTATCAAACTCTTGTCCAAATCTTCTTCCAGATTCTTTTGTAACTTGGATTAAATTATTAGGGTTTACACCTTTTGCTACCGCATCATCAAAAGATCTAAAGAATAAACCAGACTCTAATCCACTGTCAGCTAATTTATCAAAAAAATTTTTTGAATAAACTTGTTTAGCTGTTTGCATAAATGTATCTGTAACAGCTGCTCTATAGTCAGTTGAAGTTTCTAAGAAAGCATCAGTAACTGCTTTATACTTTCTAACGTCTACTATGTCTCTAACATCTGCCCCTTTTTTAAGAAGTTCTCCTTCTTTTGATGTTATCCTTTCACCTATTTTTGTTGTAGTTTTTCTCGCCTGACCTGCCTCAGTTAGTTTAAAACCTTTTACATCTACTATTTTCTCTCTTAATTCTTTTGTTGGTATTCTAAAAGTTTTTGCAACAGCATTAAATATGGTATCTGGAGATCTATCGCTTTCAATTATTTGTCTTTTTAAATATTCCATTCTGTTAGTAGCAAAATCATCTAAAGATTTTTTCCAAACATCACTTGTTCTATCGGTAGTTTTTGCTATTTCATTTACTTTATCTGCTAAATCTCTATTGCTTCTAACTAAATTTTTAAAAAAATCTTTTGCACCTTTTACTTTTTCGGGATCAAATTTATATGCTTTATTTTTAAACGCAGAAAATACTTGTTTTAAATAAGCACCACCGTTAGCAGTTATACTTGCGCCTAAATTTTGTAATGCATCATCTGAAGATTCAGATAAAAGTCTTCCATAACCTTTACCTATTTTTCTCATCAAAGCTTTTAATCTTCTAGCACTTCTTTGTATTGCCTGATTTGGTAGTTGTTTAAATATATCATCAGCTTCTTTTCCAGAGGCTCTTAAATAATTAAATATTAAATCATTTTCTGCTTGAGCTATTGGAACACTTTTAAATCCTTCTTTAAATCTAACGGCATAATTACTTGCAATATCTTTAAATTCTTTATCGATATTATCCATTAATTTAATTAATGTTTTTTCATCTCTGTTTACTTGATATCCAACTTGTTCTAATAACCTTTTAGACTCTACATCTAATGGACCCGTTGATTTAAAAATATTTTTATAATTGTCCAATGTTTTTAAAAATCTTTCTTTTAAAGGCGCGTTTGGACTTTTAGATAAAAACTTCCAAGAATCTGCCTCGGGTATGTTTAGTTTTTTCATGGCTTTATCCACCGCTTTATCATACAAAGAACCAGCTCCTCTTGCGCCTGCGCCCACAACTTCACTACCAATAATTTTTGTTAGTGGATTAACAACTGTGTAATCCAGTGCTCTTAACGTGTTGCCGCCAACAAAAGCAATTCCTTTTCCCGCAGGAACTAAACCATATTTAAATCCTAACGTACCTGCAACCGGTAGGGCTGCTGTTAAACCACCACCAATTAAAGCACCCTCTGCTCCAAATTTTATTTTTTGTTTAAAAGCTTCTGCTGCTTTTTCTGATCCCTCTAACTCATCCCCTCTATAGTCTTCTGCATACCCTAATGTCTGTGCTATAGTTTTATTTTCTTCTGGGTCTGAGACTACAAAGTCTGTGATACCACCAATTGAACCGTAGAATCCTGTTCTTTTTGCAAGTTCCGCTGTCTTTGCTCCCATGTTTGGAAGACTGGACAGTTTAGTCATTTTACTTGCACCAGATAAAACTTTTATTCCTTGTGAAAGTTTTACTAAAACTCCAGCAGGTAGTGCAAATTGAGATAAAACAGATGTAATTGTACCCACAGGGGTATCGACTTCTGGTGTGATTTTTTCAAAGATATTATCTATTGCAGAGAGAAGATTAGTATCAGCAGCGTAGTCTATAGGTAAAGCACCTAACTTTATTAATTCTTTAACAGCTATACTAGCCCCTCTTATAGCTCCTACAGGTATGTCGGTTACATAATCTGTAAATCCAGGTTTACCTTCTGGGTCAACATTTTCTGGTTCTGTGTTGAATAAACTAAAATCGAAAAGCTCGTCAGCCATGATCCTCCTATACTGTGTCTTGTGGAAGAACTAAATTAACTCCATATTTGACATTAAACTTACTTACATCACCTTGTGTTCTGATGAATGAAAAATCTTGTAGAGCCTCCTCATTATTAGCTATTAATCTTATTATATCGTCTGTAATTTCTTGTGGTAATCTTGTTCTAAGTTGTTCAAAATTTAATTTTGTATCTACTGGTGCAGCTGGGGCATCTGTAGCACCACCGTTAGCCATGTTTACTCTACCACCTTGACTAAAAAATTCTGAAGCACCTGGATAATCAGTAAGATCTTTTTTTATGGTATCATCTGCTATGCCTGCTTTTCTTAAACCTGCAATTATACTTTTTATTCTATTACGTAAAATTCTTTGTTCAGTTTCATCCGTAGTATTTTTATCAAAAATTTGTTCTAAATTTTTCTTTAAAGTATCTAAAGCAGTTGAATAATTTAATGCACCTGAGATACTTAAAGTGTCATCCTTAGTTATTTTTAAATCTGCCTCAAGAGCTTTTAATTCTAACTCTTCTTCTTTAGTTCTTTTATCTTTACCTTTTAAAGCTACATACCTATCTATAAGTTGTTGTGCTGATGTTTTTTTACCAGCACTAATTCTTTTACCTTCAAGATCAGTTGCTGCAGCAAATGCTAATTTAGCGATTTCTTTTTTATCTTTTTTCTTCTGCGTGGCTATACCTAATAAAGCTTTATTTAATACAGCCGCTTTATCTGCTAATGTACCAGGAGTTCCAACAGCATCAGATAAAGCTAAAGCTAGTCTGCCTTTTTGTTCATCTTTGTCTGCTCCTAAATATTTTTGTAATCTTTTGTATTGTTTTTCAAACTCAGATTCAAAACTATCTTCAAGGTTTTCTCCATCAAGATTATCATCTATAATAATTTTTGGATCCTCCGTAGGATTTTTTTTCTTCATTTGTTCAACAAAAGATTTTACATCTTCTTTTTTATCGTACCCAAGAACTTTATTAGATACCTCATTCATATCAATTTTAGTTGTTGCAGTTTTATCTAGATTTTGTTGTTCAATTTCTTTTCTGTTTTCACTGTTAAATAACTCTTGACCGTAAACAATTCCATATTTCTCTGCTAGTGCTCTTTGTTCTTTAGTTAAAAACTTACCTTTATTAGCTATTCTAGCTATCATATCTAACTTATCTTCAAACATCTCCTCTGAAGTTTGAAAGGCATCTAAAGGCATTTCACTCATTGAAAAATCATCTATCATGAATTTTGCTTGTTTTACTGGTTTAGTTTTGGCAACAGAAGCTACACCCATTTCAGATGCATCTTGAGGAAAACTTTTCATTCTTTGATCTAAATTAATTTGCCCTCCAGATGTGCCAACATCAAATCTTTGATTTTGTAAATTTTTTAAATTAGATGGTAACAAAAACATATTTCTATTACCAAAGAAGCCCTCTCGAGCTTGTACTCTTGGGGTTAAACTGTCTATGCCAGTGGGCGTTCCACCCATTTTAAATGAAGGTCTTTTATAAAACATTAGTTTCCTCCAAATATGTTACCTAGACCATAAGCTGTTAATCCAACTTGTAATGCTTGTGACAATGGACTTGCTACTGGTTGCGTTGTTCCTAGTGTTTGAGTAGTTGTTGGGACACCACCGACTTGTGATGCAAGCCCTGATCCAAGAGCCTGGATTCGACTTATTGGTTCTTGATAAGCTAGTTGTGCTCTTTGTTGGTTTGCATCTAATAAAGCTTGTCTTAGTGATAGTGCACCAGTTCCAGCTGTACCTAATTGCTGTTGTGTTGCAGATTCTAAAGAAGGCTGTAATGATGCAAGTCCTCTTGAGAACTCACCTAGTCCTAATTGTGAAGATGCTAAACCACCTTGTTGCTGTGCTAATGATTGTCTTCTAGCAAAGTCTTGTTGAGCTAAATTTTGAGCTTGTGTAAATCCTTGTTGTAATAATTGTGCCTGTAACGCTGCTCTATTTCTATCTGATTGAGCTTGATACTCAGCTAATCTAACACCTTCTCTACCACCACCAAAAGCACCTGCCGCAACAGCACTAGCTTGTATAGCAGGTATTCCAGCTGCTGCTTGTTGATCAAACTCTGTCAATGTTGCATCAATAACTTGTTGTTGATATGGAGACATAAATTGTTGAAAAGCGGTTGGTCCCGTTAAAGCCCTAGCTGCAGCAATGTCTGTGGGCACTGCTCCTAATGTAGTTGCTGCGTCGGTTTGAAATTGTTGAGCTTGATCTAAGAATGGTTGAAACCCTGCAACACCTGTTCCTGTTCCAATAGTATCTACGGTTCCCTCTGGTGTAAATGTTAATTGACCTAATCCTGCTTGTGTAGCTGCTCTTTGTTGCGCTGCTTGAGTTAAGGGATCAACTCCTGCAACCTGTGGTCCAAGTTGTGCAAGAGTAGGTATACCAGCTGTGCCTGGAGCACGACCTACCTGTTGTGTTAATAGGTCAATATACGACTCTTGCGCCGCTTCAAATTCTGGGGATCGTCTTACTCTAGTTTCTGCTACCATTATGCTCTACCTACTTTTTCTGCTTGTTTCATGACGTTGTATAGCTTTTCAGCACCTTTATCAACATCTCCTCCACCGATACCTCTTACGGCATCTGCGGTCATTACAAATTCGTTTTTAGACAACATTGCAGGTACGTCGTCTGCTTTTTCTTTTACTCCTACAGGCACAAAGCCACCACTTTGTCTGTAGTCAAGCTCTTCGATTCCCACTTTGTTTTTTCTTACAGGCACCTCTCCACCCATTTTAAAATTTAAATAATTTTTACGGTCAAAATCTCTAAGTAAATTTATACGTTGTTGTACAGCTTCTTTTTGTTCTTTTATATACTCGTCCCCTAATTTATTATAGTCCATGCTAGTTAGTGTTGGAGTTTTTTGACCAAAGAAAAATGCATCTTCTCCTAATTTTCTTCCAAGTTGAATACCTTTTCTAAAATCACCCTCTTCATCTAAAAATATTTTATTAATTGTTTTATCTGGAGTAACTGTTTTTAAAAATTTTTTTTGTGCTTCATTAAGTTTTATTCCAATTTCTTTTTCAAATTCTGTTGCATCTATTATTCCAGCTCTAGATAATAAAATTCTCTCTCTTATTTTTTCTTTTTGTCTATCAGACAAATCTGATAACTCACCATAATCTAAAGCTTGTGACAAAGCCTTTAAATCATCACTACCAAAAGTTAAAGTATTGAATTTATCTTTATCTCTAAAACCTTCCATATCGTACTCACCTAATTTTAAAGTTTCTATACCTACAAGATTTTTAGGTGAACCTTTTCTAAACCCTATTCTGCCACCGTCTTTTCTACCACCACCTAGTCCTATAACAGCTATCTCTTTTAATATTCTTGCATCACCTATGTTATTAGGACTATTAGGGCTATTTAATATTCTATACAATTGAGGCATTGTATAAGATCTTTCAGAACCACCAGACCCACCTAGTTTTCTAAATAGAAATGATTTTTCTTGTCTACTAAAACTAATGCCTCCACCAGCCATTAGATCATCCATGTCTCTCATGTCTGGGTCTTCGTTTTCAATAATGTCACCACTTATTAATTGTTTAAACTCTTCAATCTCATCAGAGTCTTTATCAGTTCCACGTGCAAAACCTATTCTACCACCTTTAGCTAATTTTAAATTAAACTCTTTAAATAAATCTGATTTAATCTCTCTAATCTTATCGTCGTCTCCTGCAGTTTCTGCCTCTTCTAATAATTTAAATAGTTGAGTTACACGGCTACCGCCTTTACTAAAACCTATTCTGCCACCGTCTTTTTTACTATCAAAAAAGGTTTCTAAATAACCAGCGTACTCTGCTTTCTTCTCTGCTTTTTTAGCTTCATCATATTCTTCTTCAGTGATTTCTGTACCAGCGTCTTTAGCCAGTGCCAATGCCTCTGCATAACTAGCTGCTCCAGATACGGCAGCGATAACAGCTGTCTTATCTAACTTACCATCTTTGTAAAAAAATTCTTTTCCACCTTTTTTAATTAAATCAAAACCTTTATCTAATATGGAATCTCCACTTGCAGCCTCTACACCTATTTTATTAAAAGCTTCCATTTCTCCAACTGTAACTGGTGCCTCTGCTGCTTGAGTTTCAATAAGAGCACTTTGATCAATTGATTTTACCCCCTCTACAGGTTTTGATTGTACCGTATTGCTTTTACCTAATTTAAGACCTGTCTCTGTTCCAAGAGGAGAACTAAAACCTCCCTTAAATCCTTCAAGGCCACCTCTGAATGCTCCACCTTGTGTAAAAGGATTTTGTTGAAATCCTGCACCACCTATAAATCTAGCTAGTTGTCCACCACCATAAGTTAGTGCACCTCTTTTTAAAGAGTCACTTATACTTCCTGTTTGATCAAAAGAACCAATACCTGCCATAGCTGCAGCAACTGCGGGATTGAATGGTGCAACAAAAGGAGCAGCTTTAACTGCAACTTCTGCTACTTCGTTTGGAATAATTTTTCTAATGGTTCTTTTAAGTTTACTACCTAGTCCAAAGTTTTCTCTTGGCACTGGTGAAAGATCCATGATCCCGCCATCTTGTCTTAATTGTCTCTGCATTTGTCCTCTAGTTATTGCCATAGTTTTGCCAAAGTTGATGATAAAGCAGGTATGAATATCCTGAATTTATCACTCTATTTTGTTTCCCCAAATAAGTCAAGACTAGGCATCACCACAGTAATATCTCTTCTTATATCTTCTGGTGATATTCCTTTTGATTTCCAATCATTATCATCTTTATAGTTTTCACCTGTTTTTTTATTTGTTATTTTTTCTATTATTTTTTCAGGATGTAGCTCTTTCATTACGTGGTTACCTCTCTTGGCTGTATTTGTAGTATGGAAGCTATAACATGTAGCTCATTAGCATCTGCTGCTTGAACCTTTAGTATTTCTTTTTCTTCCATAACTAACGGTTGGGTTAATAATTCTGTTGTTGCATTACTGGATATGGTCTTTGTTTTAAATAAACTAAACACATTAGAACTAGCGTCTGTTAAGGTTACGGTTATCGTGGTCCCTGATCCGGCGTCCTCTGATACTAATATAGACTTTATGACAGCTGTATTTGCATCTGGCACAGTATACAGCGTTGTATTATCTGTGGTAGTTAAATCTACTTTTTTATTTAAAAAACTATTAGACATTAATTTAAAAAGAAGTTTTGCGCTTCTACCTCTTGTTTTAATTCTTCTTGAAACGTAGTATTTAATTTTTCCACTATTGCATCAAGATCCCTTACTTGTGCTTCTGCAGTGGAGAGATCATAGTCTTTACTAGGTCTTGTTAATACTTGTACTATCTTAGCCATTAGTCTGCGAACCCTGGATTAAATGGATCATCATAGTTACCTGTAGTTCTAGCTGATCTAGTATTCTCTCCTCCAGTGTATCTATCTCCTAATTGTGTTGCATAAGCATCTGCTTTAATTCGTCTATCTTTTTCTTTTTGAGCTGTTTGTAACGCTTGTAACTCTCTAGCTTTTTCTGCTTCTAGTTGAGCTAATCTAGCTTCTAACACTTCAGACTCTTTTCTTTTTAAAGTATTTTTAATTGTGTCTATTCTTTTTTGATAAGCTCTTTGTAATCCAAATGTCGTAGGGTCACCTAATCTACCACCTGTTATCATATTTAACAACCCACCTGACACAGGATTATAACCTGCCATTAATCCTGAAGTAAGAGTGCCCGCAGTATTTCTAGATTGGTCTGAATAAAATTTATCTAATGCGGCCTGTCTTGGATCTCGTGTAACAAGAGATCCTATACCTCTTAATATGTTACCTGTAATACCACCACTCATTATAAAATCTTTTAAGCCATCAATAGAAAATCTGTTTGTTGGTGTGGGCGCCTCTGTTCCCATTATTGGCTCACCTAGTTCTGTTAATCCTACTTCAACTAAAGGACCTGACTGCATTAAATTTGATGAAACATTTAAATTATTTCTTGTATCTATTTTATCCAAAGGTCTTTTAGTTAAATTATTAACTGATTGAACGCCCTCTATTCCAAGAATACCATCTAAACTTTGATTTATATTTGTTACAGGAAACGTAGACATTGTGTAATTACTTAAATCAAAATTAGGTTCATTTGCAGCTAACATAGCTCTAGCTTCGTTCGGATCTCTCAATCTTATTTGACCGTCTCCGTCTATAAACATGGTCTCGTTGTTAAATCCTATATCTTCTAATGTAGCCATTACCTTCTCCCATCCGGTTGTATATCTAATCTAAAAGTTCCAAGTTTCCAATCCTGACCAGACCCTGTATTTGCTACTTTTAGAGCTATTGCTCTAGCCCTAGCCCTGGTATCCACTTTAGAAGTTGAGGACGTTACAGTAAAAGGTCCAAGTGACGAACTAGAAGCTGTGTCATTAGGAAAATCTCTTAAATTTAAAGTTACTTGTGAGTTACCTGTTTGTGAAATAAAATCTGGTATAAACCTTCTTATCTTCATTATAAATTCTCCATCTCCTCTAAGATTTGCAACGCCTTGCTGTTGCTGTGTTATGTCAAAATCTCCTGACAATATGTTTGCTGTAACTGCTGTAATCGTACCATTTCTATTTTGGTCAGTCCCTGTTTCATGTTCATAGTAAGAAGTTCTGCCCTCTGTATTTCCAACCACATCAAATGATGTATCAGTATCAGCATCATATTCTAAAGCATGAGGCGTGCCAAAAACAGCAGAATCTTGCCACATTGTTCTAGCAAGTGTTCCTACTGTCCACACAGGTCTTTGTGGGGTAGAATCAAAATAATTATAGCAAACCATTTTATTAACAACAGAAGATGTTGAACTAGGATAAAACCACATTACCTCTCCAAATAAATTATTTAAACCAGCAGATATCATTTGATTACCAGATTCCATATTTATGTCATCATAAACGTGATCCTCTACTAAACAAGGTAAAGATTCTAATTTACCTGCGTATCTAAAAAAACCATTTTCTGACATCCAGTATGCAGAACCATCTACTTCAACGCATGCATTTTGTCCAGCTAATCCACAATTAGTTCCCACTTGAGAAAAACCAAAAGTAAAAGGTGGGCCAATAAAACGTTGCGTAAATAAAGCTGTATCGGTCCAAACGTAGATTGCATCTCTACCCCTAATAGCTCCTCTAATTTGAGATCCATCAGCTAGTCTTTGTGTGCCGGCTGTATTAGTTGCCGTGGGTATATAAGTATTTATATCCTCTTGATCGGAGAATCTAATAAACATATCATCCTGTGTTGATGTATCTCCAATAGTTGTCTCTGTTCCAAAAAATACTAAGTGTCTATCCGGTGTTGACACTAACATGTGTCTTGATGCAGTTGGAGCTCCCGTTATGATAGTTGCCCTTGTAGATGTTGCATTTGATAAACTAGAGTCCCAAGAAAAAACAGGGCCATCATGTATTAAACAAATAGCTTTATCACCAAAATTATCTAAGGACCACATTCCAGGATCAATGACTAAATCTCCCGAAGCAGCTTCACCCCAAGCAACATAGTTTGATGAATTTTTTACTGCTGCGCCATCGGAGTGTGAAGATCTCGTAGAGCCTCTTACAGCTCTAGTTATACCAGTTAAATCATTACCAGAAACTCCTGTATAAGAAATTTCTTCGTTTCCAACTTGAATAAAATTTGTGCCAGAAGATGGAAGTTGAGAAGTATCGGCTAAAGTAATAGAGGTCCCTGACCCACCTGTCCCTGCAGTGTCATCTAATAATGCTCCATTTAAAGTTGTAGAGATAGCAGAAGTGTCCTCTCCGCCCCAAGATCCTAACCCCCAACCAAATCCTTTTGCTTGAACAGCGGGTCCTACAGTAAAATATTTTTGTATTCTAATACCACCAGATGTGGTTGCCCCAGAACCTGTTTCGTTTGAATCCATAGTGATTGTTATTGTTGTATTAGTAGGTGTTGTTACTACCATAAATTTTCTATCATCAAAATTAGATGCACTAAAATTAGAATTAGTGATGGCAGTGAAATTATCCATCAACAGTATGTCTCCTGGAACTAAAGTGTGTGCGCTAGAAAAAGTTATTGTTATAGTTGGTGATCCATTGGTTGTAGTGAATGCGTTTGTAAGAGTTGTAGTTGATTCAATGGGGTGTATGTCATAAAACACACCTCCAGAAAAAGCGTATAAAATTCTGTTCGTACCAATAATTGCGTATTTTCTACCTAAAGTATTAACAAAATGATGTAAACCCCTACCTGCTCCTGTCAGTTCATTCTCATTTTGAGTTCCTAATTGATTCCAACCACCTATTTTTTCAGGTGTGCCATATCTAAACCTGACATTATCACAGTCTACCCACTGACCTTCCGCTCCTGTGGGAGTAATTTGTTTGTTTATACCTGGTTGAAATCCGATCTTTTGTAGCATAGCGGCCCATTATATAAGGTTTTAGTGTCTTATACTATATAAATCTGGGCCCCGTCAACCAAAGCGTAAGTGTCTTTCTAGTGCCATTAATAACTGGTTTTACTCTGTGATTTATGTGTGACTTAAAAATAATCAAAGATCCTGGTTCTTTTACTAAATTTTTATTTTCATGAACCCCATTTAAAAATAACTCAAAATCGCCTCCTGTATATTTGCTGGTGGATATGTTTAATATAACGGTAAGTTTTACATCATTGTTAAAATTATTAGATGAGTCTTTATGCCAAGTATATTCAGTTTTTGGACCATACTCATTTATATTAATTATATCATCGTTTTTTAAAGGGTAGATATTATAGCCAAAATGTTGTTTGTTTATTTCTAACACACTACAATAAACATCGTCCAACCAGTTTTTTATAAAACGCCATTCTGTGTATTTTACTTTAGATGTTTTTAAGGAGGATGTTGCTTGGTTATCAGTAGAGTATACTTTATTTTTATCTATTATGTCTAATAATCCTTTTATTTGATAATCATCTAATACGTTATTTAAATAATAATAATCAAATGGTATCATTTAACAATTTGAAAATTTGTGGCTAAAGATATTCGTTCTCCCTTAGATTTAAAAGAATTTACAGAATGTTCTAAGTTAAACGGAAATATAAAAAACTGCCCTACCTCTGGCATGAAAGAGTGCTCTATTGTATTATATGGCCTAACATCTCCATATGTAAAATTAACAACTCCCGGGCCTCTTGATGTACCTATGTATTGCTCATTTTCTTTTTTGAGTCCCTTTGGAATTTTTAAATATAGAACACTAGAAAGATCACATTCGGTGTGAACATGATTAGGATTACTTTCTCCAGCTTTCATATAATTAACCCAACAGTTTGTAATTTCTATTTTGTTTATTTTTTGATTATAATACATCTGCCATGCCTTTAAAAAATCAGGTATGTATTTAGCTATAACTTGTTGGTATACATGAAAATTAAAGTTGTACTCATCTTTTATTATTCCAGCTAATTTTTTTCTGGCATCAAATTTAATATCTTTTTTACAATTTTTTAATAAGGTCTTTACATCTTTATCACTTATTCTAGTAAAATACAGAAGTGGTCCCCAATATGCAAAACCTGCTTTAATCATAGTTGTACCACCCAGTAATTATGTATTTAGTTTGTTTTGATTTTTTACCTCTATGTTCATGGGTCCATTCAGCAGGCCATATAACAGTAGAGCCTTCCACAGGTTTTGTAATGTACTTTTGATATCTCCACTCTGTTTCACCGCCAGATTTTACAGTATTTAAATATGTCATAAAAACTAAAACTCTTGTAACATCTCCTGTGTTTCCCGATCTCTCACAATGCCAAGAAAAATAAGATTGACCTGGATCATACTTTTGTATTTTTACATTTGGATATAATCTCCAATAACCAGGTATGGTATATAAAACAGGATACTCTTCTTTGTACTTCTCTATAGCTTTTTTTAAACTTTTTAAATATGGCGCAAGAATAGGATTTGAAGCGTTTACAAAAACGTACCCCATATCCCTAATTTCATCTTTTAAAATTTTTTTATCTAAACTATCTTCGTAGTACTTAATTAATTTTTTACAGATGCGTTTACTTACCGTATACTCTTTTATAAAATTCATTTACTTTCTCCGTTTTAAACGCCATCGTTATTCTTGGAATAGCTAACTCTTTTGGAGCCATACCCTTGTGAAGCGTTTTAGCAGGAAGACAAATTAATCTATCCTGTACAAAATCTATGCTTTGTTTTTTTGTTATAAAACATCCAGAGCCTTTAGTCAATGTGGGCGACACCATTAATACCCAAGTGTATTGTCCTATGTCTTTATGAAAAGATCCATTCATTCCGGCGTACTGAATATTTATATATGTCTCAAAAAAAGCTAAATCACCGCCATGTAATTCGACTATTTTTTTACATATATAGTTTATGTTTTCTAGTTCAGCATCAATGTTAGCTTTATAAAAATTAGTGTCCTCTTTTCTACAATTAGAGGTATGTCCATATTGATGGGGAATATTTATACAATACTCATTTAAAGCTTTTATTTTTTTAACCCCTAAAAAATTATCTTTAACTATCAATTTCTTCATACAAAATATTTAAACTAAATCTCACATTTGTTTTTTTAGGTCCTGTTCCTTTGTGAAATAAATTACTTTTAAAAATTTTTGCTTCTCCCGGAACATCTTTTATAAATTTATTGTCTATTATTAGACCACCGCCACTGTCATGTATTGAGTACACTATTGAATAAGCATTAGGCATTTTTTTAGAAACATCTTGATGCAATTCTGTTTCAGAATTTTTAAAATACATGTTCCAAAATATTCTGTTTAAAGCAACTTTTCCTAATTTTAAATTATCAACAACTTTTTCAAAAATTATATCAGCATATAAATTAAGAGGTGTTTTATATGTTTCACCGCCTTTTCTATGTAGCCAAGTAGAATGACTAAAACCAGAGTTACTTTTTTCGAACACAGCATCAATTCTTTTTCTAGATCCATGATCTTTAGCTATGTAAAAAGGAAGCTCCCCTAAATGTCTTAGAATAGTTTTATTGGTTGATTTTGTAAATATATTAGAAACCACTTTCACGGATAATCATTTCTATGTTCAAAAGGTTTATTACCTTTAAATTTACTATTAAACACAAGGGAGGTTTTTCTTTTGTTTGTTTTATTTGGAGGAGATCTATGCCATAAAGCCCCTAAAGCAATTAATATATCCCCCTCTTTAACTTCTGGTATTAAAACTTTTTTTCTAAACGGATCTAAAAATTGTGTTTCTGTTCCTTTTGGTAGTTCAACAAACAACACATTAGAGAAGGTGTGTTCAGGGTGCATATGCCAATCGTGCATTCCATCCTTAACATATTGTTGAAACCAAACATTATCTATCATAAAACTACCGTAGGATAGCTGCTCTACTGCTTTACTGTAAACTGGCACGATCATGTCTATAAAATACTGCATGTAGTTTCTTGGGACACTTGATGGTACATTCCAATCTGTTTTTGATATCTCCTGTCTGTCTTCATCAAAAGGAGCTCCTTCCATTTCTTCAAAATATTTTAACAAAATTTTTTTATGTTTTTTAAAATTAGGAACTCTGGCTATGCCATAATATGTTGTCATTGGTTTTATTTTAATCATACGGGACTCACATTAAAAGCTACGGATATTCGTTCTTCTTTTGACATATTTGGATTTACATAATGTTTTACCCAAGATGGAAATAAAAATAGCCCATTGTCAAATGGTGGAAAAGAAAACTCATCTGTTATAAACGCATTGTCTCCCCCTCGATAAACCCATGGATAATAGTGTTCAATATCGTCTTGGGGATTTTGAAAAGTTAGCATACCTTTTAATCTACATGTTTCATAGTCGTTTGATTCAATCAAGGGTGATTTAACGTAAAATACTCCTGACACCAAAGATCTTGGGTGTGTATGGCTTTTATTAAAATCTTTATAATTATTTATATTAAACCAAATATTATTTATTTTTAATTTGTTTTTATAGGCTAAAACATTTGAGGCAAATCTATGTGATTCTAATAAAATACTGTCGATTAAAGGTTTAAACTCTTTTATGTTTTTATGATTTAACTCAGGGCTTTGATAACCTCCTATGTTAGTTTTATTGGCTGTTTTATTTTTCTTCTGTATTTTTTTTATTGTTTTATTTAATATGTTTAAATTTAAATCTAATTTCTTTTTTAATATAGGTGTTGAAAATATTTGAAATACATCGTTCATTTTATGTCTCCAGCTTTTATATCTTTCGGAATACCAATGTGGTATCTTCCATCAAACAAATTTTCTTTTGATCCTTTAGTTTTTACGTCTGTATAATGTAGAAAAACTTGAGCACAATTGTCCCCTTTGAATTCATCCCTCCAATGTTCTAAAAACTGGCCTTTGTAAACTAACATATCCCCTGGTAATAAATCTACCTTAACACCTTTTTTATTATTCTTACCAGAGGGTTCTAAATAAATTGGCCACCTATCTCCGCCTAAAAACAAAGTGGTTGATATTTCACAACTAAATCTATCCTTGTGTCTTTCAAGAACATCGCCTTTTTTATATATTCTAGCGTAAGAATAATTAGGGTATAGTTTTAATTTTGTTGTAGACTCCATAATTGGTTGACATTTTAATAACAAAGTTTCAAAGGCAACATCTCCGTATATAGAAAAAGTATCAGGAACTTGTGGATCGTTCCAGGTTCCAAACATTGTTTCTTTTGGAGATATGTACCTAGCTTTAAAAAAAGTATCGGTAGACTGTCTTTTTAATAAAAAATAATTGTATAAAAAACCGGCAAGATTTTTTTCTATAGCATTTTTTATAACAATATAATTTTGTTTTTTAAATTTATTAATCATGTAAATGGGTTTCCACAATTCCAAGCAACTAAAGAATATCTAGTGCCTTTTGTAACAGGGGTAACCCTGTGCCACACAAAGGAGGGAAATACAATTATAGATCCTTTTTTTAATATTTCTTTACATTTTATTGATTGTATTTTTTTATCAGGTCTTTTAGATAAATTTAAAAACTCTAGCTCTCCCCCTATGTATTCATCTCCATCACTTAAATTACAAGTTAAAGAAAGTTTCCTAGTTTTTCCCGCCTTATTACCCTCACTGTAAGTGCCGGGATAAGAGTCTTGATGCCAATCATAATATTGATTTAATTTATATTTGGTAAATTGTGTAGACTCTACAAAATCATATTGAAAATTCCAACCTGCACTTTTATTTGCATCTTGAACAAAGGGATCAATTGTTCTGTATATCCATTTTTCATCCAACCAAGATATGTCTGAGTTTCTAATTTCTTTCCACTTTTTTCTATCTTTAGTAGATATTTTTTTGTTTTGTTTCAAAGCTTTAACTTCGTCACCTATCATGGCCCTTTGTTCGTTTTTTGATAAACCTAAATCTATGACTTGATTACAAAATTTTTCAGGTAAAACTCCTTGAAAATACCAATAAGTGTATTGCAGATTCATTAGTCTTTTTTAAAATTATATATCAAATATATTAAATCTTCTTCTTTTGAATTTTTATTTATGTAATAATCTAGGTCACTATTAAAGGCCACAAATTCATTTTCAGTAAAAGGAACCACCCAGAATCTTCCCTTATCTCTATGGTCTGAGTATTCTATGGTTATTAAGGTATCTCCTTGTATTGGGACAACAAACGTTATGTCTGATGAGTTTTGAAGATCAGTTTGATTAACGTGGTTTCTTTTAAATGAATTTTCTCCTTTACTTAATACTTGTGCAAAACAAGAAAAAGGAACTAAACCACGCCCGGATTTTACTCTATATACATCTCTAAGATAACATTGAAGAGTGTATATATTGTTATGGTATGGAAGTTTTACATCATAAAACCTATTTAAAAACGGATCAAAAAATCTTTCGTTTTTATGTTTTAATATAAAGTCTTTAATTTCTTTTCTGTCAAATTTTTGAAATTGATTAACGCTTCCAAAACAAACTTCTGTTTCTGATAGTATTTTTCTTTCCATAACTTTCAAAAATACTTATATATTAGTAAAAATCAATGTCAAATATTATAGATCTGTCCAAGATAAAGTGTCTGAATTCCAAGCTTGCTCTGGATTTTCAGGTCTAGCAGAGGTATTTCTAACCCATCTGTAATTAGATTCGTCCCAATTAATACTCATATCGGAGTTATCATCAATAGTAGGATAAGGTATGGGTGCTATCCATTTTGCATTTGAAACATCTTTTACCCAAGATGCGTTTGGTTTAATTGAATAAAATTGATCGTTTACTGGGTCATACGTGCCACCTATAGTTGCATAATTTCCTCTAAAGGGTGTACCACCTAATTTATGTGTATTTTCAAAAGTATTGTATGAAGTTCTTTTCCAATTAGAATAACCAGTAATAGCTGTTTGATGGGCTATCCCAGCAGCTTCATCATCATTGTTATTGCAGTCCTCGTCCGCAACAACCTCTATATTTAAAACTTTATTGTTTTCATCTAATTTTGCAAAGTGAGCCATTATGCTGATCCATCCTTGTATCTTACAATTACTATACCAGAACCTCCAGAGGCTCCATTTGGTGATCCACCGTTTTGTCCTCCGGCTGCTCCACCTCCGCCGCCAGTGTTAGTGTCTCCAGCTTGTGCTCCTGATGGTTGTCCAAAACCATTTCCACCACCACCTTGTCCACCTGTTCCTCCAGGGGATACACCAGTATTTCTGTGATCTTTTCCGCCTCCGCCACCGCCAGCGAATCTTCCGCCTTCTCCTTTTGACGTAGTGGTTGCAAAACCTCCTGCATCTCCACCTTGACCACCATCTTGAATATTTGTAGGTGAACTTTGATCGGTAGCGTTAAGTCCTCCACCGCCTCCTGCGCATGTTACGGGTGCACCTAATCTTACTCCACCATCGTCTGCACCAGGAGTTCCCTGTGCAGGGTTTACAGAGGGTGAATTACCTGTTCCACCTCGGCCAGTGAATCCGCCGCCACCGCCGCCAGATCCTCCTGAGTTTCCGTTTCTAGGGTTAGGACCTTCACATCCTCCACCGCCGCCTCCAGCAGAAGTGAATCCCATTCCTGAAGACGATCCTCCTGTTCCACCTTTTCCTCTGTTACTACCGCCGCCACCGCCGCTACCAATAGTCATAGAAAAGTTTGTAACTGAAACCGGAATTGTATCTACTTGCCTAAATCCTCCAGCTCCGCCGCCACCTGCACCATCGTTTCCTCCTGTGCCGCCGCCACCTCCTCCGCCGCCGACAACTAAAACATCGACGTCCGAACCGGGTGCGGCTAGAGCATTTCCTAGTTCAGATACTGAAAATGTCCCAGGGCTTGTAAAAATGTGGTACTTAAAACCACCCCCACTAGCAGTAGAGTTCCCTCCTGTTGCTTGTATAAATTTAGCAGCAGCTCCTCCTGAACCAAAACCTAAAACTTGATATCCAAAAGATTTTTTCTTAGGACCAAGATTTTTTTTCTTACTGTTCTTACTGTTGTTTATAAGATTCTCAATATAATTAAGATCCCATTCTTTCATATTCTGTTCTCCTTACGCGTCGTTAGCAGCATCAGTAGTGAAGAATAATTTAATTCCTAATAATCTCGCATCTGCTGTTAAAGTATCACTACCATCATTTGCATCTCTAAATATTTGAAAGAATACTTCATCGCCAGCAGCAGGTGAACCAGCTATAGTTATTGCTGAACTTTCGGCTGATACATCTAAATCATTTGCTGTACCACTATGAGCTTTAGTTACAGCTACTCCTGTACCCATTGCAGTATCAATTGCACCATCGTCAGAAATAGCAACTCCTTGTAATTTAAAAATTGCATTACCTGTGTTCGTACTGTTTGCTGTAAAATATGCTTGATAAGTTACTGTTCCTTCGTTCCATGATTTTGGAAAAGCAACAGCAAATTGTGCATTTTCATCTGAATCTTTATCAAAATCTAAACATTTTAATTCTGGTCGACCTGCAGTAAGTTCTACTTGTGTTAGATCTGCACAGCCATTTGTTGTAGTGGGATACATAGCAACTGCAGGTACCCAAATAGTTTCTTTACCTGCAACTTTTATTGCAGAACCACCAACTTGAGCAACACCATCTCCGTTTGGAGCAATATTAATATTACCATCGGCTGCATCTGTAATAGTTATTGTACCTGAATCAGTTCCACTATTTGTGCTTAAAACTAAATCTGCTGCACCGCCTGTTGTAACTGTAAGTGTACCTGCACCATTTGAAGTTAAAGTAGCTGCTGCTCCTGAGTCTCCGACTTTTACTGTATCTCCAGCAAGAACAACATCTCCAGTTCCTTTTGGTGTAATGTTTATATCAATATTTGAATCATCTCCTGTAGATGAAATAGTTGGACCTGCACCAGTTGCGGCGTTTGCAATTGTAAATTCATTAACTGCGGAACCTGTGGCTGTTAAAAGAGCTAATTGATTTCCGTTAGTATCTAAAATTGAAGTTCCAATTTTAGGTGAAGTTAGGGTTTTATTAGTTAAAGTTTGTGTTCCAGTAAGTGTAACATCACCAGCTGGTAAAGTATCTATATCTGGATTAGTTCCATCATTTGCAGTCGCAAATACTAAGGCATCACCTTTATCTCCCGCTGCAAAAGTAAATGAATCACCACTTCCTGATGCGTATTTAAACTGAACTGTGTGTGATCCTGAAGTTGAATTTCTTAAAAAATAAAAAGTTTGAACATCTAAAGGTATTGTTACAATTTGGTTTCCTGTAATTGTTCCTGTGAACTCAATCATTCTATGTGCAAGTTCTGCACCAGCTGATCCATCAGAAACTGCTAATGCAGTTGTTTGGGCTCCACCTGCTATTGATTTAGCAATGTATCCACCAGAAATTTGTTCTATAATTTGTAAATTAGTATTGGTTTTAGTTCCCCATGTACCAGCGTTTTCACCAGTTGCTTGAAGTTCTACTCCCAAAGGTGTGAATGTTGATGCCATATTTTATCTCCTATGCTACGTCACTATAACTTGTATTTGAGCCAGTTGCAACATTTGTATACGAAGAATTTGACCCTGTGTCAACGCTTGAATATGCTTGGATTCCAAAGCCTGTTGCAGTTCCAAATCCAGCCACAGAAACAGTTGATGATTGACCCGTTAATCCCATCACATCAGCTGGAGATATAGATCCTACAGAAAATGTTGCAGAAACTCCTGACACTCCCATTACATCTGCAGGCGTTAATGTTCCAACAGACATTGTTGCTGATACACCAGTTAATGTTACTAATGGGCTTGAATTAATTTCTATATCACCAACACTAAATGTTGCAGAAACTCCTGACACTCCCATTACATCAGCAGGTGTAATTGATCCTACAGCTGATGTTGAAGAAACTCCTGTTAATCCTATTACATCTGCGGGAGACAGTGAACCGACACTAAAAGTAGAAGACACTCCTGTAGGCGTAACAACCACACTACCAATTATCGTAGGAGATCCAACGTTAAATGTTGCAGAAATTCCTGATACTCCCACCACATCAGCAGGGCTTATAGACCCTACAGCTGTTGTTACTTCCTCACCTAAAACAAGAACTATAACTTTATTAACCGAGTCTCCATATGGCTCTTCTCCCCAACCATTTCTACCCCAACCAACGAGAGTTCCAACACTTGATAGCTCCCCTATTGTAGATGTTATTGATTGACCCGATAGTCCTAACACGTCAGCTGGAGATATTTCACCAACAGACAGTGTTGTTGAAATACCTGTTGGATTAACAATAGTTAAAGGAATTGCCGATGCAGTTCCTTGTGAAGAGGTAATAGATAAACCAGATGGTTCAACAGAATATTCTACTCCCCAACCAGAGTTATTCCATTGTTGTCTGCCCCAACCTTCAACATTAAAAGATTGTGATGTTCCTAATACTGTTGTCGCTGCTGGAGAAGTTAATGAAACAGTTATTTCATCATCTTGCCATGCGTTAGCTCCCCAAGTATTAGTGCCCCAGGTTGATGCCATAAGGAAGACCTCCTTATGCTAATCTTATGATAGCGTTCGTTGCGTCTGCTGTTGGAAATTGAATGGTGAAGGTTCCACTAGTTACAGTTTTGTCTGCGCCAAAAGCTATCACAGCTACTGCTTTATCAGATTGAGTATCGTTATATATTAAAGCACCATTAGCTGTAAAAGATGCTGAAGTATAACTTACATCAGCAAAATCACAAACGGCAGTAGTTCCATCTGTTGTTGGTGTTACACTTGTAAGAGTTGCACCACCTGCGGTATATGCAGTTCCAGATGAATTTGTAATTTCGTTCGATGTTGAGTAAGCTGTTGTGCTCGCTCCCAAACTAGCGGAGCTAGTGAACAAAGCTATTTTAAAGGTGTTACCTGTTGTAGCCGTAAAATTGTGTGTACCTACCAAAAGTTCTTGTTTAAAACTTGTGCAGATTGCAGATGTTATTGCCATAATTTATCTCCTTACTTATGGATTACGAGAAGGTAATGGTATTCTTATTGTGCCATCGGTGTAGTCGTCTCTTCTTCGTCTTCCAATTTGTTCACTTGCGAACTTTTCAACCTCTTGTTTATACTTTCCTTCATATAAAGTCAACATATCTGTTGGCCCTTTTAAATAACTATATGTCTCTGATAAACAGCAATATAATAACCCATTTGGAAAGTTAAGACTGATATAATTAGTATCATTATTCTCTAATAAAGCAGGAGCTGCATTGTAGTGAACTCTAAATTTATATGTAGTGTCTGGAACTGGGGCAAACATCATTCTCCCTGATGTAGTGTCAGATTCTCCTGTTGCTCCTCCAAACATAGCATAATATTTAGGTTGCCCTCTTTTTGCTGTTTCTGTTGATGATACATATTCTTGTAGATAGGTAATGTCTTTTTTCTCTAACCAAACATTCGCTCCAGTTGTAGCGGATGTTGAATCATAGACTTGTATGGCTCTTATAAAAACTGCTCCTGCTGGAGCATTAATTGTTTCCTGACCAGTAACTAAATTACCTGTTTGTTGTTTTCTATCAGCATCAATAGGAACATCTCTAAATATTCTGTATTGAGCATTTAAAATAATATTTTCTAAAACAGAATCTGTTAGTACATTAGAGTCTACCTCTGTATAACTTCTTATCTGTGTTTTTAATCCTGAAGCGCTTAATCCTGCCATTATGCTAACTGTGTAACTGGACCTGCAGTTACAAAAGTTCCCCCTGAGTTATCTGTTATAGTTGCACTGCTACCACAATTAAAACTATAACTGTTATCATTTATTTTAGTTATACTAAATCCTGAAGCATTTTCAAATACAGTAAAAGCAAGCCCTCCTGGGCTGCCATCTACGTTTCTAAATCTAACAGTATTACTGGTTGATCTACCATGATTTGGTTCTGTAACAGTAACCACAGCAGATCCCGAAGTTAAACTAAAAGGATTGTCAGGTAGTAAATTTTGTGTTGCTGGCTCTGTTCTATCTGGTCTAGCATTCATTAATCCTTGTGGATCACCTGTATATCTGCTTGGCTCTAATTGAGGCTGTTTTGCTTCAAATTCAGAAATATGAACAAAAGAACCATTCCATTCTTTTACCATTTCATTGTATGGAAACTCTTGACCGCTTCTGTCTGAAATTGCTTTTGCATATTTTCCACTAGATAATTTAGCCATTATACCCCTGGGTAGTAAACTTTTGGTGTTATATGTGAGCTAGATGAAGAACCATCTTCAGCTAGTGCTCTTTGTAATTCATCTTCATAGTACAACTTCATAGCCTGTGTTGATTGAGGATTAAATTTTTGTGATAAATAAAAAGCTAGTCCTGAAACCATGCAAGGCACAAATCTATATGGGAGATCTGTTGCGTTTGTATAATCTCCAACATCTTGAATTCTTTTCACATAATAATAATTTAATTTATTTCCTGCCTCTGAACTACCTGGAGTTAAATATAAAGTTATTGTAACTTTATCTATAAATCTTTGAACGTAATACTGTGTTGGTTGTCCTTCAGAAGTTTTGTTTGATAGCGCTTGATATGTTGATCTATTTATTTTTGTTAGAGGTGTATCTACATTAGATGAATTTCTGTAAACAGCCTCTAATATATCATCAACTCCAAATACAGCAGTTGCATCAGAGGTTCCATCTGCTGATGATCTAAACATGGTATAAACGGCTTGACCATCAACTAAAGTGATATCATTATTAGCTATTTGCCAATAATGTAATCCTCTATTACCCCACTCTTGAAATAATATATTTAATGATCTTCTAGCTGTTTTTAATTGATAACCTGAAACATTTTGTAAACCAATTCTTTCATAAGCCTCTTCTACTATTTCATCAATAGAAAAGTTTTTATCAAAAATTACAGTTCCAGAGGTAGTGTTAGCCATTTAACCTCCTATTTATCAATTAATAAAGTGGCTGCTTCTATGTTTGTAATAGTAGAGACTTTCATTCCACCTGGAAACAATATTCCATCTTCAGGAATGTTCATTGAAAAAACATCTCCATTAGGAACGTCAGCTTGAAACAAAGTTGTGCTATCAGAATTATCTTGAAGAATTATAGTTCCAGCACCACCTGCATCGGATGCTAATACAATTCCTCTAAGTCTAGTTCTTCCAGCGAATACTGCTCCTGTAGCTGTAACTCTAACTGCTTTTACGTCACCCTTCATCATTTTATCTCCTTAAAATTTAAGTATGGGCCCGAAGGCCCACACTAAATTAATTATTAACTTACTGCCGCGCTAAACGGAGTCGCTGGTGTACCAGTACAACCAGACTCTACATCAACTTTCCATTGAGTAGAACTAATTGCAGTACACGTAACTTTTGCAAAAGTTACACCACCAGTTGTACTACCGTTTAAAGTAATAGTGTCTGATGCTGCAACAGTTTCAAAACCAACCATGTTGTCAGAAGAGTCGTCAATAAATTTTGCACCTCCAACCATAACATCGTTAGCATTTGCAACTTGTACAACAAAATCTCCAGTCTTAGTAATTGATGCAAAAATTTCAAAACTTGCACCTATGTTACTTAGATTGTTTAGATCTGCTCCTGGTCCTGCAATTGCAGAATCAGAGTTAGCATTAATTGCTGGTAATGTGTAAGTTACTGCTCCAGCAGCATTATTGTGTACAATTCTACCCGCATGAGTAGCAACTGTTAATGCAACGCTTGAATCAGCATCTACAACATTAGCCGGACCTGTAGTAATAAATCCATTTTTGGATGTTACTGGTCCTTGGAACGTAGTGTTTGCCATAGTGTTATCCTCCTAGTTATTTGAATATCGTCTCTAGGCCGTCGACTATACGCGTCGATATTCAATTTAATTGTATAGTAATTAATGTATATAGTAGTTTTAAGTAGAGCGCAAGAGGGCCTGTAATGTGGATCGGAATTTTCCAACGATGTAGCTTTTTATTAAGTAGCTACAGAAACTTGTGGTGCAGAACCTTCAATCTTATTTTGCAAATGCTCTTTTTTAGCCTCCGCAAGTTTAATATGGCTAATTACGTCTCTGACTTTTCTGTCAATCTTAACCATATTAAGAGTATATCTACCCTCTTTAAGATGCTCCTGCTCCCATTCGAGATCCAGACCCTTTTTTTTCGTGTAAAGGTCGTTTAGATGTTGCATCATATTCTCCATCGATAACCTCCTCGTAGGTTATTCGTTTTATCTTGGGATCGTTCATTTCTCCAAGATACTCCCATTTTATATCACCTTTTCCTAACTTGTCAATAATAGCGTTTTCTATATCTAAAGGTAATTCGATGCATGTTATGTTGAAATCAGCGTGGTGTCGATATGCGTATATTTGAACTCTAAATTTTTTTGGAGACATTTTTTCTTTCTAAATAAAAAAGGGGGCGAAATTGTGTTCGCCCCCTAAAATTAGATATTAAGCACCTGGTGATGCAAAGATACCTCTGAAGTCAGATACTCCAAATGAGTATCTTTCTCTAGCTTTGTATCTTACGTTACCAGTATCGAAATCACCTTCCATCGCTGTTTTGATAGGAGATCTTTCGAAATACTTCATACCGTTAGGTACATCAGTGATAATGTAAAACGCATCAGTATCAGTTAGGTAATTATTCACTCTGTAACCTTGAGGAATCATTCCCATTGACGCAATTGCGTTAATGTCATTATCTGCTGTTCCTGTTCTACCCTGAGTTTTCATCAACCTTTCAGCTGTGAATTGTAACTCACTAGGAATAATCATTTTTACTCCTCTTGCAGCAACTTTAAGTCCTCTCTCATCAGTGAATGCATTAATATCAATTAATGATTGCTCTAATGAAGTCTCATTTAAGTCAGCTGCTGTTGATAATGTGTTTTTAACATTACCAGCAATTGTTGGGTGAGCAGTGTTAAATAGCGTTACACCGTCTCCTGATTGGAAAGATCCACCAGGTAATCCATTGATTAGGATGCCCGCTGCTTTAACTTGTTTAGTGTTCGCCATCGATCTAGCTAATGCTTTTGTATATCTAGATGAAAGTTGGTCGTACAAGTTATCTTCGATTGCTTCTTCAGTTATTGAGAAGGCAAGAGCCACAGTTTCGTGTGTATATCTTGCAGTGTAAGTCTCTTGAGCATTGTCAAAAGCTACACCAGATCCTTCTGGTTTAACTTGAGCTTGAGCAAATCCTGATAACATTACTTCCTCTTCAAACGCTCTGTCTGAACTTTCAGTAGTATAGATCTCAGCATGCTGATTCTCATAACGATTGTATTCCAGGCCGAATAAGGCATTCAAACCTGGCTCTAGTTCTTTGACTAGTT